ATCTATATGAGTAATCCTACGTTGTCTAAAATCACATCATCACATTTTCACTCGTGGGAAAAAGGTTTAAAGACATTATGTTACTATGTTAGAACAAAGGCGATTTCAACAGGAGCAAAACACTTAGCGGTTGATTTATCTAAAGTACAGAAACCAAAACAAACGGTGGAAACTCCGAAGATAGATTACACCAATATGAATTTACCACCAAAACCTGAGGGTATTGAAATCGAGTGTTTCGGTTGTTCATCTTAATAAAATAAATAATCCCGACCAACATCGGGATTATTTATTTTGTGCTATTTATAAGGAAAAACGAGGGTATTATATTTATAGTTATGGCAGATGGAACTACATATGGTATTAATTTTCCTTTTAGAGATTCTAAAAGAGGGGATTACTTACAATTAACAGAGTTTGAGGCTCAACAGATTAAAGCGGATTTAGTTCACTTATTATTAACCAGAAAGGGAACAAGATATTACTTACCTGATTTTGGAACAAGATTATATGAATTTTTATTTGAACCTTTTGATGGTCTTACATTTGATGCTATTCAATCTGATATCAGAGAAGCGGTATCAAGATACATGCCAAATTTACTATTAAATAATATCTCAATCACACCCGCAGACCCAATGGAAGAGGTGGATATTGCAGAAGGACAAAATATAGTAGGGACTAGTGAGTCACCAATTTATAGGTTTCCTGGAAAAGGGACTTCAGAATACACTGCAAAAATTAAAATAGATTACTCAGTAGATAGTAACACATTTGCTCAGAGTGATTTTGTTATTATTAATATTTAATATAGATGGCAAATCGTAAAATATCGTATACAACCAGAGATTATCAGGGTATAAGAACTGAATTACTAAATTATGTGAGAACATATTACCCTGAACTTATACAGGATTTTAATGACGCATCAGTATTTTCGGTCTTTTTAGATTTAAATGCAGCCGTAGCCGATAACTTACATTACCATATCGATAGAAGTATTCAAGAGACAGTCCTTCAATACGCCCAACAAAGGTCTTCAATTTATAACATAGCAAGAACCTATGGCCTAAAATTACCGGGGCAAAGACCTTCAGTTGCTCTTGTCGACTTCTCAATTACTGTACCGGCATTTGGAGATAAAGAAGACGAAAGATATTTGGGTACATTAACAAGAGGTTCACAAGTAACTGGCGCAGGTATTGTATTTGAAAACATATATGATATTGATTTTACTTCACCATACAATGCTCAAGGTTTTCCAAATAGATTAAAAATACCTAATTTCAACGCCAATAATGTTTTAATTAATTATACAATTACTAAACGAGAACTGGTGGTCAATGGTATAACTAAAGTATTCAAAAGAGTTATTAGTCCAAATGATGTTAGACCATTTTTCGAATTATTCTTACCTGAAAAAAATGTTTTAGGTATCACCAGTGTATTACTTAAAAGTGGTACCGAATATACTAACATACCAACAAGTGCTGAGTTCTTAGGTGTTTCAAATAGATGGTATGAAGTTGACGCTTTGGCTGAAGATAGAGTATTCATAGAGGACCCAACAAAGGTGTCGGACCAACCAGGAATTAAAGTTGGTAGATATATTCAAACTCAAGATAGGTACATTAGTGAGTATACCCCTGAAGGGTTTAAGAAGATGACATTTGGAGGTGGTACCAATACAGCTCAAGATGCTTTAAATCAATTCACAACATTAGGAACTACATTAGACTTACAAAGATATTCAAACAATTTCTCATTAGGTTCAGCATTAACTCCAAACTCAACACTATTTGTTCAGTACAGAGTAGGTGGTGGTTTGGCAACAAACTTAGGTACCAATGTAATTAATCAAATTGGTACAGTATCGTTCTATGTTAACGGTCCTTCAGAATTAACAAATTCTTCGGTAGTTAACTCATTAAGGTGTACCAACGTAACTGCGGCAATTGGTGGAGCAGGTCTCCCGTCTTTAGAAGAAATTAGAAACTACGTCTCATTTAACTTCTCGGCTCAGAAAAGAGCGGTTACAGTTCAAGACTATGAGTCTATAATCAGAAATATGCCATCAGAATTTGGAGCACCTGCAAAAGTTTCAATAACTGAAAATAATAACAAAATATTAATTCAGTTATTATCTTACGACACTTCAGGTAAATTAACCAATATTGTTTCTGACACTTTGAGACAAAATGTTGCAACATACCTATCAAATTATAGAATGATGAATGACTACATTTCAATCTTAACCGCTGAGGTTATTGACCTTAGCATTGATGTTCAAATTGTATTAGATTCTGCTCAAAACTCAGGACAAGTTATTACAGATGTTGTTGATAAGATTTCGGCGTACTTTAACCCACAAGTAAGGGAATTAGGTCAAAACGTATATCTTTCTGAATTAAGAAGTATTATCCAAAATCAAAATGGGGTATTAACTGTTGCAGGAATTAATGTTTACAATAATGTGGGTGGTCAGTATTCTTCAGCAGAAACCTCAATGGAATATTCAAATCCTGAAACTAAAGAAATTGCTCCTGTTGATGATACGGTATTTGCACAACCCTCACAAGTATATCAAATTCGGTATCCAAACAAAGACATTAGAGTTTCGGTTAAAAATTTCCAATCAGTTACCTTCTCTTAATAGGTTTATTCTCGAATCGTTTAGTTTATAATTTTAAAAGAGTGTGTTTATACTTTAAAATTAACACATAAACTATTTATAAATTAAAGACATTACATGGGTCAATCATATAGAATAAAAACTGAACTTGGGGCTAACAAAACGATTAATATACAGTTAGACCAAGACTTTGAGTTTTTGGAAATTTTATCGTTAAAGATACAACAATCTGATGTTTACACAAGAAGTTGTGCGGATTATGGTGTTCTTGTCGGTAGGGTAACCGCTAATAATGGTTTAGGGTTACCTAATGCTCGAGTATCTGTATTTATACCTGTTACTCCAATAGATGAGTCAAACCCATTAATTTCAAGTATATACCCTTACAAGTCTCCAAGTGATAAAAATGAAGATGGGTTTAGATATAATCTTTTACCATACGAAAATTCTTATTCCACTCACTCGGCAACGGGGACATTACCGACAAGGTCTGACGTGTTAATAGATACAACCGCGGTTGAAATTTTTGATACGTATTATAGATATACAGCTAAGACAAATGAGAGTGGTGATTACATGATAATGGGAGTTCCTTTAGGGGAACAAAATATTGTTATGGATGTTGATTTATCGGACATTGGTGAGTTTTCATTAACACCACAAGATTTAATAAGAATTGGTCTTGCGAGTGAAGCTCAAGTTGCGGGCAGTAGATTCAGGTCGTCAACAGATTTAAATTCATTACCTCAAATAATTAATCTAACTAAAAATGTTGACATATCTCCTTTATGGGGTGACCCAACAGTCTGTGAAATTGCAGTAAACAGATTAGACTTTGATTTAAGAGATGATGCGAACGTGGACATCCAACCAACCTCTGTGTTTATGGGTTCAATGTTTTCAACAGCGGATAGTTTTAGGTTAAGGGCTAATGCTAGACCAAGAGATAATATGGGAAACTTATGTTCTTTAACTACGTCTCCAGGTCAAATATTGGCAATTAGACAAACAATCCAACAAGACGAAGATGGAAATCCTATTTTAGAAGAATATGAATTAGAACAATCGGGTAATGTTATTGACGGTAGTGGAACGTGGTTAATCGAATTACCAATGAATTTGGATTATTTCGTTACCAACGAATTTGGGGAAAAAGTACTTTCAAATGACCCAGCTGTCGGAATACCAACTAAATCAAAATATCGATTTAAGATTAAATGGTCTCAGCCAAACGATTTAACCTTACAAACAAGAAGGCCTTATTATTTGGTTCCAAACGTTAAAGAGTATGGATGGGGAACTTCTCCATCCTCCGACCCATCTCCATCAGTGTTATTTCCTTTAGTTAATACTAATGAAAAAAGACAGCAACAAAGTTCATATTATTTTGGGTTGGTATGGAGTGGATATACTAACGGATTTATAGGACAATCAAGAATTGACAGACTTAATGAGATTATTGATTGTGAAGACACGTTCTATGAATTTCAATATAACAGAGTTTACACTGTGTCTTCGTTAATTGACCAATTTAAAAAGGGTAGAGGGAATGGTAAATTTATTGGTATTAAAGAAATTGACAGCCAAGATTGTGAAGATAGTGTAAATAAGTTTCCTGTTAATGACGGGTTTAGGAATTTTGATTTCCTATTCTTTTTATTTTCAATAATTTTTACTGTAATACAACCAGTTGCGTTAATTACGTTAACTGTTGCTCACATATTAATTTTTCTATATAATTTAGTTATTCAAGTAATATGTTGGATTTGTGGTACTAGAATACCAATTATTAAAGTTTACCCGTTCAGATGGATTTGCAAAGCGTTAAATATTAATTGCAATAAGAAAGATTATACGATTAGACTACCAATGATAACCTATCCTGAATGTCAGGCTTGCGAGTGTTCTCAAAATTTAAAAACATCTAGAAATGCTGGTCAAAATGAAACAGGGTCAGGTATTTTAAGTTACGTGTCCTCGCCTGATTCATATTATGATTTATTGGCGTCAGTTAAATTTTCAGCAGACACTGAAAATGGGGATGACCTATCTATAATGAACTCCGAGGCAATTGCTGGTATGGGACTACAACAATATATTGGAGATACAACAAGGTATAAAATACCTCTTTCACAAGAATTAATTTCAAGAACAGTTCTTTCTACTGACTTACCAATCGGTGAAAGAATCAATATTTTTAATAATAGAAGTTCTTACTTTAACGGAGAAAATAAAATAAAATTAACATTTGCAAAAGATAATAATCTTGGAAAATATCATTATGATAATACAATAACAGTACTGTGTCAAGAACAATTTGAGGCTGGAGACCTTTTGACTTTTGTTAATTTAAGTGCCACCACAGACACAAATTACCTTTATAGTGCTTCAACTGCGGACGGTATTATAACGGGTATTAGTGGGGAAACGTATAACGGCAGTGGCGCAACATATGTAGACATTTCATATGCAACAACCCAAACAACAAATATTGTTACTCCTGTAAGATATGTACTTCCTTATGGTTCTGAAGAAACGAATTATAAATTCCCTTCAGATGTGGAATATTATCAGGTAGTGACTGCTATAACTGTATCAGACGCTGCGAAGATATGGAATAAAAACACTACACAGTCTTTTGGTGATATATTATACGCTAATAGTCAAACGTTACGTTATGTTTATGTGGATTCTAATTTTTTAAGAAGTAGTAAATGGGAAATAGAAACCACTGAAAATATTAGTCCGTATGAATATTTTACTGATGGTGGTAGTCAATATATTTTAGTACTCCAACGAGGAGTGGACCC